GTGTTTTTTGCACACTTGCCGCGGCATCAAAGCCTTGGATAGCCGTACCCTTAACACCCAGTGCACCTGCATACTGATCTACAATGTAGATGCCCAGTTTACGTGTCTTGGTATTATAAACCCAAAGTTCTTGTGCTGTGAGAATAGTAGTGGCATCCACACTTTTCAATTTAAGCTCTGCGAACTCCTTGAGGTGTTGCATCTTGCTGACAACCTTTTCAGGGGTGACTGCTTTCTTCTTGCGTGGTGCCTTGCTGGCTTTCTTGATAACTCCGTAGCTGTTACAGTCAGCTACAACCTGAGTCCACCACTTGACGATTGAAGTTAGTTGACGCTTGCCAAGATGCTTATAGCCTTCAATAACTTGACTGTCCTTGGTTGTGATCACATCGTTGAACTCTGCAACCTTGCGTTCGGCAAGTGCTACGATAGTTTTCATATGTGCAGGTTGAATATTGTACTGTACCAAGAGATCAACTGCCTTGGGGTCGCCTTTGAATTCGTTGACAGTCATGAATTCGTCAAATCGACCTTCGATTTCGCCGGCACACTCTGAGGCTTTTTCTGCTAGTCGATCTTGAATAGTAGGTGCTTTGGCTTTGGCTTCTTCGGCTTCTGCTCGAGCTCGCTCTTTGGCGCCCTGCACACTGAATCCACTAACGTGTGTATCATTTTCCGCGGCTTTAATTGTCTTAACAATGGTTCGCAGAGTATGGAACCTAAGTTTAAGTCCGGCACGTCCTGCTCGTGTGATAAAACCAATTGTGGGACCTGTTCGAAGTGTACCATCTTTGGCAAGTTCTGCCAGTTTGGCACGTCGTGGATTACGAGCAAGGAAAAGACTGAGCCAACTGTATGCAGTTTTATAGTCCTGTGTGGCATTGTACCAATTCAGTGCTCGCATGACTTTGCTAGTGTACTCACTGTGAGTCCACTGGTCTTGTTCTTCAACACTGGGAAACTCTGGTTCATCACCGATATATTTTGAATCTGCTTCCCGGTAAGACAGTTTCTTAGGTAGCTCGGCATATCGCCAAGCGATCTTTCCAGACTCAGATGTTTTTGTTGTACGTGATTTTGTTGCCGCCATATTTGTTCCTATTTCCTAGCAAGTATGTAAATATAACACACTTATTAATTTACGTCAATTAAATGGATTTACCATTCTTTTTTGTCACCACGAGCCTCATTGTCGCGATAGCCTGCGGTGTATGCTACAATTTCGTGAGCTGACATATCAACCAATTCAAGACGAGTGCTGTTATAAGAATCGCCTACGAAATAGTGCGGGCTATATTCACGACCATAATAGCTGTCTGCCTGTCCGCGATCATAGGGTCCACCGTGACGTGTGCTATATGTAGTTTCTGCAATCATTTCTATTTCCTTAAACGTTAGACATTTTCATGATCACAGCCAGCTCATCGTTTTCGATGTAGAAGTCTGTGGTTGGATCCCAGTAAGCGCCTTCTTTTGGATCGTAGTAAAGAACGCGACCATCGTAGTTAAAAGGACCTTCTAAGCCTTTGCGGGCACCATACTTTTCACGCATATTGTCCACAGAATTCATAACACGATAGCCCATTGCCAACTCCTTATTCATCAACCGTAATTTTGTCGCCACGCACGACCCAAACAAAGGCCATAAACACCGAGCTCAACCAGTCCGCATCTTCAGATCGCATCATGCGATAGCCTTCTAGGAAACCAATTTCTCGTTGCATATGAAGTCCTTAAGCGAAAAATTCAGTGGCTTCTGCTTGAAAAACCTTAAAGGCTTCCAAGGTCTTTTGCGTTTGAGCCAAAGGACTCTTTTTAACAAATTGCAGGAACTCTAAAAAACCCATACCTAAAAAGTCTGCGTCTTTTTGTAACTGTTTGATTGCAGTAGCCAGTTTCATATCAACTCCTTGTTTCTAAGTATTAATTATAACACCAAAATCAATTTCAGTCAATTAACGGGAATATTCTGGCACTGTGCTTTCACGAGCATTCAATATGATATCTCGCACATTTTCTCGGTCAATACTATCACCCAAAAACTCTTGACCATCAGGCAAACGGCATTTATAAAGTTGAGTAGCCAGTGCAATTTGAGTAGCCGTAAAGCCATGAGGATAAATGCCTTTTGGACCATAAAAATCCAGCATATATTGAGTAAAGCTCATATCAACCCCTTTTTGTTAACCGATAATGTATTATAACACAGACACCAATTTTCGCCTATTTTTGGCTATTTTTCAAGCCGCCACACGTTGTAGCGTTTTCGCAACATTATCTTGCACTAATTGCTCAAATCCTGCGGGTGTCACAGGGTATCCCAGCTCTTTTAAATGCTTTTTAATGTGGGGTTGAATAAATCCCTTAGAGCGGGCGATATCAAGCGGAGCCTCGTTCTTTTCTAAGCGAGAAAAGTATTCTTCAACCGTAAAGTTTTTTGTAAGGAATGTAAGGAAACTTGGGCGGCTACTTTTAGCATACTTGAAGCGAGCAACAAATTTCCACGTGCCGTCGGGCATAACATAATGAACGTATTCACCACCATGAAAGCTCTCTTTAACAAACTTAGTCATATCTGCTCCTTTTTGCTGTCGATAATGTATTATAACACAGACACCAATTTTCGCCTATTTTTGAGTATTTTGGCTTTGTACTACTTTAGTTAACATTTTTAGACTCGACCTGCATAGTCTGCTCGTACATACCACTCGGGCGCATAGTCTAGGTTGTTGTGTTCTTTGTTATAATTGATAGCACGATTACGAGCTTCTTCCTCGTTATCGTAGTACTCGGTGTCCCAGTGTTTTTGACCACTGAACCTGTCATACTCGGTAAACACTACTTTGAACAGGGCGTTGTTTAGTGTGACTTTTGCCATTTTGCTGTCCTTTCTCCTGTGTTGCTATTTACTGTACTTACAGTATAACGCAATTCTGAATAGATGTCTATTTAAAGGTAAATACTACATTATGCCAAGACTAAGCCTTTGGAAACCAGAAAAAACTAACGACTTCCACTTCATGGATAAACTTATTCGTGAACAATTTTTTGTTGGTGGCACTGGTGTTCTAGTACACAAATATCTACAACCTGCAGATCAAGGTCCCAGTGATGATGCAACTAAACCTCATTATTCCGCAGGTGACGGTCTCGATGAAACTAAGATTCAAGACCTATTATTCCTGGAAAATCGTGACAGGATTTATGACCCCGATGTTTATGAACTTCGAGGTGTTTATAATGTAGGCGACCAAGACTTTGACTTAACGCAGTTTGGTTTATTCCTAAGTGCAGATACTATCTATGTTAGTTTTCATATAAACGACATGGTAGAACGTATGGGTCGTAAATTAATGGCCGGTGACGTCATAGAATTACCACATGTCAGAGACGATCTTTTATTAGATCAAAGCAAACCCGCAGTCAATAAATTTTATGTTATACAAGATGCCAGTCGTGCCGCAGAAGGCTTTAGTCAAACATGGTACCCACATATTTGGCGAATCAAAGCTAGCCCAATGACTGATGCACAAGAATACAGAGATATCCTGCAACAAAAAGCCGGTGAGGATAGCACAGATACCCTTAAAGAAGCATTGAGCACTTATCAAACAGAACTAAAAATCAGTAACGCGATTATAGAGCAAGGCGAAAGACTTGCACCCACTGTGCTTGATGCAGACGCGAATGTATTAAATCCCATAGATAAGAACTATCAAGCAAGAGACAAGCAGGTCTATGATCACGGCGAGACCATACAAAATGGGCTTAGTTTCCCGCTGAACCCAGAACAAGGTGAATTTTTTATGCGAGTTGATTACACGCCCAATGCACTGTTTGTTTATCGAGGAACACGTTGGCAACGAGTACAAACACAGCAGGGACCTGTGGATGTTAAAGATCGAGTATTAAATGGTGCTCCGTTTATTAATAATAATGCCACCACTGTAATTGGCAATCAGGAAATGCCAGAACGTCAGGCACTTAGCCAAGTTATTAAACCTAAGACAGACTTATAATGCAATTTTTTTACGATCAACAGATACGCAGATATCTAACACAATTTATGCGACTGCTGGGAGAGTTCAGCGTCAAAACCGGCAAAGACCGACACGGCGTAGAAGAATACATACAAGTACCTGTGCGCTATGGTGATATTAATCGTATGGCTGCCCATATTATGAAAAATCAAAGTGAGAATATGATTAACACCGTGCCGTTTATCAGTGTGTATGTAACTGATATGCAGATCAGTGCGGAACGTAGGCATAACCCTACTCATATAAACAAAGTTCAGGTGGTAGAAAAGAAATTTGATAACATAACAGGCGAGTATATCGAAGGTGAAGTGGGGAATACATATACCATAGAACGTTACATGCCTGTGCCCTATGACTTAACTGTTCAGGTTGATATATGGACAAGTAATACAGAACAAAAACTTCAATTAATGGAACAGTTATTAGTGTTGTTTAATCCCAGTATTAACTTAAAGACCAACGACAATCCGTTTGACTGGACCAACTTAACATACACTGAACTTGTTAATATCGTCTGGAGTGTTCGACAAGTACCCAGTGGCACCGATGATATTATCGACGTGGCAGCGTTGAATTTTACTATACCTGTATTCTTAAATCCACCTGCCAAGGTGAAACGTCAGACTCTTATACATACGATATTAAATGAAATAAAACGTATGAAAGACAGTGACTTAGAAGAGTGGGTACCCAATGATCCTATTCCAAATAAACAATGGGTAGTTGTTACTTTTGAAGATTTAAAATTGCAAGTAAGAATTGAAGGGGATACTGCATTACTATTGAACAGTAACGGTGGCCTAACTGATGATGCAGGTAATCCTATGAGTTGGGCAAACAAACTAAAACCCTATGGTGAGTTACGACCTGGTATCAGCCACTTACGTTTACGCAGAGGAGAAGATCCCAGCGACGAAACTCAGGACATTATTGCAGTTATCAATGAACTTGATACAGAGAGTCCGCAGGTTGCACATATTACCATAGACGAAGATAGTTTGCCTGCGGCAACTATACCGTCTATTAATGCTATTATTAATCCAGCAAAAAATGCACCTGGCACTGGCTTGCCCGTGGCCACTCTGGGTCAACGTTATCTTATACTAAGTGATCTCCCTGAAAGCATTGAATGGGCCGGTGCTACCGCCAAAGAAAATGACATCATAGAATATAATGGCAGCACATGGGTTGTTAGTTTTAATAGCATGGCGACAACTAGTGCCACAGTGTTAAATACAGCTAGCGGCTTTATGTACGAATGGCGTTATGGTCAGTGGATCAGTGCATACGAAGGTGCCTATAGAAACGGCTGGTGGAGAATTTATCTGTGAAAATGTTCAAGGGTGTTGGTGCTATAATTGTCAGTGAAACTACTGGCAGAGTCATGACTGTATTACGTAGCCCAAAAGAAAGTCATCCTAATACTTGGACATTTGCCGGCGGGCGAGTTGAACTAGAAGAATCAAATATAGATGCGTTACGCAGGGAATTACAAGAAGAACTAAATCTAACAAAGATTAAAAAAATTACACCATTACACAAGTACCAAAGTAGAAGCAAGGATTTTGTCTACGAAACGTATCTTGTTTTGGTTAATAAAGAATTTACCCCAGACCTCAACTGGGAAAATACAGGCTATGCTTGGACAGATATCGATAACTTACCCAGTCCGTTGCACCCAAAAACTAGGCAAATGATATCTTCCAGTAGACTTATTACTAAGTTTAAAAATTTTTATCAGTGGGTGGACAAAAATAATGGCAGCAAAGATAATACAACTTCCGGACAGACGAAAATATAATATAATACGCTCTGTAGATTTATATTTTTGTTGGGACCCAAAGCTCAATAATCCTTTACTCAATAGACTGTTTAAAGAAGAAGTGAGTTATGTTGAAAGATGGTATTTACAAGTAACACATTTATTAAACGTAGAAGATGACGAACACCCCATCATACAATCATTGTTAAGCAAGCAAGACAATACCTTAGATTTATTATTAAACGCAACGGTCAAAGACCTAGACGTTCAAAGAAGACTAACTGATATCAGCACAATTTTTAGCACTGACTATCAGATTAGAAAATTAACCAAGTGGCAAAATAAATGGGCAGGACTCATCAACTATCGTCAGAGACTTTAAACTCATAGGTCCCTAGATGTCCTAGTTCTTTGGTGACATTGACATCCAACCATACAGGTATTTCTGAGTTCTTTACTGTTCTAAAAAATTCAATATCCTCGCCGGTATACTGTCCGTTATAAAAGCCCAGTTGAAACCAGGGCAATTGCAATTGATCAAACACTGCGGTTTTAATCAAGCAAAAACCCAGTGCTATAGCATCAACCTGTACCAAATCGGCGTCAATATCCCGTACTCGTACCCAGGTGTCCCAGTGATCTATGTTGTACCATGCTGTAGTAATAAAAGGAGACACACGCTTACTGTATGCGGCACCAACTATGTCTTCATTGTGATCTAATAATTTTGTTACATGCTGTGGCTCAAATGTTATGTCACTGTCTATAAACATAACATGTGTGGCTCCCCATTCTTTGGCGGCCATAACTAGCTCGTGTCTTTGATTGGCTATAAGGGTGCCTGCACTGATGAATAGTTTACTGTCTATACCCAACCTATTCAACACCTGAGCCAAGTTAAAAAGACAAAAGGCTGTGGCTGTATGCATTTGATCCCTTGCGGGAATACATATCGCCACTCGTTTTGACACGTTGCTGGTAATAGAGTCTAGAAAACTCATTATTTCTTTTTAATTTTTAATTTACTTACTGTTGGTTCAGGGCCTGTGCTTGTTGGCTGTGTCTCGTCTGGCGTATGTATACCAATTTGATTTTCTGCTGCCACTGTTGTTTGTTTAATTGCATTTGCCAATTTAACACAGATCTGCGTTGCTTTAATATAGGATTCTTCTGGCAACCTAACCATTTTATTCATTGTTTCTACACTTGGTTTACCTGCTGTTAATATTTCTATGGCTGCTTGTTTACCCAGCGTATTGATCCAATATTCTTTTTCCATCATCTCCCAGTTTTGTATAGATGATTTTAGTGCATTTGGGTTTTGCTCCTGTAAGTACGATAACAACATGGTGCGTTCCGCGTTCAAACATTTTAATTCGAAACTCCCGGGTGTTTGTTCAATATCACTG